ACGGCAGCTCCGGTACAAACGTGCTCGCTTTCATGCTCCGCTGCACATTGCCTTAAAGCTTGAATTGCCTCTTGAATATTATACTCTGTAATTTCCATTTTTATACCTCCTTAATTTACGCTAAATCAAACGGGCTTGACTGCACCGGTTCAATCGGGACATTCGCTTTAGCCGTTAGTTCATCTTCTCCGAAAAAATCCCGCCTGTACTCCCATTTATCTCGTATACCGGCGCTGATCTCCTGCATTTCCAACTGCTTGGCTTGCATCGTATCTTTGCGTGTGGCATCATCGTTCCATGTAACGGTAATATGGCTATCATTGCTGCCTAAGCCGTAAGCGGCTGCCATATACGCAAAGACATCGGCGCATTGCTGGTACTTTACTTCTATTTCGTCTTCTATCCGGTCAATGATTGCGTAGAGTTCCTGCCTGCCGCCAGAATATTGCGTCGCTGTCTGTTGAACGCTTTCCATATCGGAAATCGTCCCCTTGCCGATGTTACAGGTAAGCTCAATGCGGCGGAGTATCTGCTGAAACATCTCATTCTGTGAAGCGGTGCGAAGGTCGGGGGCGTGTTCGGTAATCTTTTTGCCGTCGGGGCTTCCATCTCCGTCTATCATCGTAACGAGCCGATTAAGGCTTCCGGTCATTTTCACACCAACCGTACCGCCGCCCCTTATCACCCGCTTTTCAAACATATCACGGTCGGCAAATACCCGCAGCTCTCCGCCCTCTTGCTCCCAGTTCATCCGCTCGTACTGTTCGTCTGCATCCCGTATCAGATTTTCAGCGCCTGCAATAATTGCAACCGGTACGTTTGAGCCGTCAATCTTATTGGTGCTGTGGTTGCGAAATTCAATAATCATCGGCTGCTTAACATGCTGCCATGTGTAGGAAGGCGTTATGTCGGCGGTTTGCTGGCAATCGGTTAAATTGACCTTGTGCATACTTCCGAGGTCGTTTCGGTATAAGGTGCATTCAACCGAATGAGCACCGTCTTTGTAGGTGTGTTGCTCTACCAGTAAATAGAGCTTTTTGCCGTCTACAATCTGCTTGAATATCAGCGCGCCGGTAAGGGTGCCGTCAAAATCGTAGCTTGTCGGTAAGTAGTTTCCTAATGGCAGTGCTTCATATTGGAGTTTTCCCGCGCTGTAAATCGGCCGAATAAGAGCGCTGCCTAAAAGCGTAATATACTCAACGACTTTATCGATGTTTGCGTCTAAATGCTCCAATACGGGTTTGATAGCATCGCTTCGTACTTCTATGGAAATCTCACGTAATACCATCATAGCAAGCCGCCCCGCTATCTGGTCGAGAACACCGCATGGTGGAGCTTTCTCGTTCCATGGAGCTTGCCCCGCGGCCATATCAGCCAAGAGCCTAATGCGTTCATACATCACGCTTGAAATATGCGTATCGATACCGGTTACTTCTTTGATGGTGTAACTCTTAAAGAGGTTCAGTATGTTCATAAAAAATCCTTTTATCGCTTCAAACACTGTGCGTCTACACTCCCTATAGTCATCTTACGCCCCCGCCCGCCGGTACACTTTCTCCATTGCATACCGCACCGCGTCCATACAGTGATCAGGCTGCCCGTCAGGATACCCACTCATTACATCTCCGCTTCGCTTGTCTATTTCGTACTCATAAAGGGTAAACTCATCGGCGGCGTGCGGACACCGTACCGGATCGATAACAATAGCGTCTAAACCTTGTAGCCACTTAAAACCGGAGTCCCTACTGCCCGCGCCCTTTATTGCCCCGCGCATATCCGCTCCGAACGCCCGAAAGTCTGCAATGCTTTTCGGCTCCGCACTATCAGCAGTAATGCGTTCTACTGCTATTCTGTCTTTTTCCCCTTTTTGCCGTGTATCGAACCGGTACCGGTCATACTGGTTATTCATGCGGTCTTTTAAAGCGTTGAACGCTTCTATGTTTCCGTGCTTGTAAAGCCGCATTTCATCAAAAACATAGAGCGTCGCTTTTTTGTATGCGACTACTACATACTGGAACGGATCGGGGTAATAGCCCCAGTCAACGCCGCGGTATAGGTAATCAAATGCCTTTATCTGATCATCCGTAATCGATTGTAGTTTGATATTTTCAAAGACGTTTAAGCCGGTACCGGTTGCCTCTCCAAGGTAGATATTCCGGTATGCTCGCTCGTTCGTCTCTTTTGTATGCGCTATATCGTGTAGGATTGCCTCCCCCAGCCACGCCGCCGGTATGTCGAGATAGGAGGTGTGTATTACCATGCGGTTACTGTCAGGGGTGCGCGCTTCAATATTACACCAGTGCCGTGTAGCACTCGGCGGGTTATAGCTTTCAAAGATATAAAACGCATCCCCGCCGCGTAATGCCGATATACGGATATTCTGCAATTCATTTGCTGAAAATTCGGTCTTTTCCTCTACCCACAGAATAGCAAAATACCCGCTTTCAGGTTTAATTGATTTTACCTTTTCAGGGTCTTCGCATCCTGTAAAGTAAATCATCTGCTGCGTGTATGCATTGCGGTTATACACTATCGGTAATGCTGCGGTGGTGCTTTTCGAAATTTTAAACCGCTTTTCCAAATGGAGGATTTTGATTGCCCATACAATCTGATTGAACACAGAACGGCGCAAGGTGTTGGCGGTCTTTCGAATAACGAGCGCGTTATAGTCTGGAAACATGACAATCAATAGGACAATGCAAATCGAGATAAACGATGATTTACAGCTTGCCCGCCCGCCGGTAAACGTATACCGCTCTTTTTTATGCGCCATAATTGCCTTGAATGCGCTATTGTATACTTTTGCAAAAAGGGTACTACTCGGTAGTGTCATCTATTTCTATCCTCAACGCGTTATCTTCTGGAGCAGTGCTTTCAGGAGGCGGGGCGTCTCCATACCCCCGCGCCCGTCCTTTGGTTGCAAGAATAAAGCGGATCATTGCTCCGTCTCCGCCCCGCGCTTGCTCGAACGCCTTCCCCTCTACAAGGTCAAGCCCTGTTTCAAGCTCATCTCTATACGCTTCCCGTGTTTCTTCGTGCCGGTCTATATTCGCTTTTGCTGTATGCCAATCGCAGCCAAGAGCAAGAGCTATCGTTGTAATTATGCCTCCTGAATTTTTTATCGCTTCAAGCAGCTCTTGTCTTTTGTAGTGCTTTTTCTTTCTGCCGCCCATGCCTACCCCTTCGGAATTTCGGATTTATGAATAAAGATCGGGGAGTATGCAATTATCGGCCGCGAAATCTCCTAAATCGGCGTTAGCCTGCTTGCTATTGCCCTTGAGAAACACTAATACATTTTCGTGAATTTTTGCCGCCTTATCTGCATCGCCTTTTACGAAGGCGAGGATATTTTGATGTACTTTTGCTATTTTTCTCGACTGTTTCGCATCGTGTCCGGCGGTGTACGCCTTGCCGCCTGCTACATTTAACAAGATAATTTCATTATAGTATGTCAAACCGGCATCCTCGAACGCCTTTATTGTGTCCGGCACAAAGTTGTAATATGCGCCGGTTTTTTTATTGCGCACTTCGCCAACGACAAAAACAGCAAAGCGATTATCTTTAAGATAGGTGCATGCTTTCCGAATAATTTCACGGTATGTCTGCATAAAGCGTGGATAGTCCATATTGGATATATCCCCTTCAATATCGCTATATGTTTCTAAATCTGCATACGGGGGGCAGCTAAACATGAAGTCATAAAGATCGGATTCATGAAGTTGCGTGTCCATTTTTAAACTGTCGCAGCATATCCATCGAGGGGTATGCTTATTGCCATTACAGATATAAAGCTGTTTTTCATTTGCTGCTATTTGCTCGGGGCGTATATCAAAACCGGTATAGTCCATCTGCTTATAACTTGCGACAATACCGCGAACGCTTCCGCCTGCAAAAGGATCTAAAACTTTCCCTTCCGGTTTGCAAAACCATGTATACATAGTTTCGCATAATACAGGATCAAAGATACTAAGTTCTGTTAAGGTGTTTGCAGCGCCGTTCACTTTTTCTGCATTTTTCTTTAGATGGGACAACATTTTATTATCCCGCCCCTCTTCGCTTTTTATACCAATGCTTTTCCATTGCTTTTTTCTATCCTGCCAATATCCTTGGCGGGTATCCAATACGGAAAAGGGCGGAACAAGGAATTGTTCTCGGAGCGTTCGTTTGGTAATATCTTGCGTTTTTTTCTCAAGCGGGGCGAGGTCGATAGTTCCGCTAGGAAGTCGAATATCTTCAATCGCAATGCTTAAGTCTTTAATAAAATCGCGGACAGTATCGGCAGTCATTAACCCGTATGTACTGTTTATACGAAGTAGTAAATTGCGCGCCGCGCTTTCGTCTTTACAATCAACGTACACAACCGGCAGCGGCGGGATGGTCTCTCCGGCCTGCTGCATTGCCTGCAATGCCTTTACTCTGCCGTGTCCGTCAAGAACGTAGTTAGTAGCATCGTTTCGCCAGATAAAAAACGGCGTTGCGAATCCGTAATCAGTAATACTTTTCTGTATCTTTTCTATATCGCTTTCGTCTCTGATTTTTAACCCACCTTGAAATTCGGTTAATTCTTCAAGCGCGAGAGCATGAAGCGTTTCACATGTAATGCGTATCATACCCTTATAGTCATGCTCAATGCGATTTTTAGGATGTTTTTAGATTTATTTACTCCTTTATCCTTTTAAATTCCTAATCAGATCCACTACTTAGCTAAAATGTATATTTCCGTCTTTCTCGAAACCTATAAAAAGTAATAAACCTAAAAAACCACTTTAAATAAATACTTACGCCCTTCTTTATTGAATAACAATCACTGCTATCATCATCACAAATTTCTGCCAAACATTTAGGGCAATAGACACTATATTCTGAACCGTTATAATAATCATAAGAAGTTTCCACTAAACGTAAATCTTTAGAAATTCCTTTATACCCACATTCACTACATTGGAAAGGCCAATAACGCGTTTTATGTAGTTCATTAAACTTTTCAAGTTCTTTTTCTAACATAGAGTTCTTCATTTTTTCTTATATCCCTTTAACCCTTTCCCCAATCCAGCGCATTACCGGAACTGCCATGCTATTTCCTCGCTTACCGTATAAGCCCGCTTCTTTACGGGTTGAAAGACAAGCCTTCCTGTTTTAAAAAGGCGAATGCATCTTCAACTAACCGCTCCGGTGTTGTTACCAGCACGGTTGTATCCCTGTTCTTCCAAGCAGCAGGGCGCCATTGCAGTGAGCCTTCCGGACTCGGAAGCTGCTCCCATCCGGCGAAAAGAGCCGGACATGTAGAAAGGTCTTCAAGGATAACGATGTGCGACATATAGGGAATCCGCTGCATTAAAGCGACGATAGATGGATTAAGCGTGAAAAATATGCAGAAGTCATAGTTACCTTCGGCTAAAGTACATTCGAGACCGAAAAAATAAAAGGGGGCTACTGTAAAGCTATAACGAGTTCCCCTGAAAGCCCGTTTATTCAATGCTTGCAGTAGTGTTATTATTTCATCGGTTTGCTGTTCGTCTTTTGTGCGGTCGTCATGATATACGCAGATATTGATTGTCATATTGCACCTCGTTTTTTATGCGCCTTGATGCGGTTTAGTCTCTGCAAAGCCGATAGGCGTAAACCCTAACAGCTCCCACACAACGCTTACCGCCTCAATACCGGAGCAGACAGATAGGTAGGTCATTCTTGAGGCAATGTCCCCTCACTCACCAGCAATACACGCGGTTTAAATCCCTGTTTGATTGCCGTTAAAACTTGTTTCGGGATAAAGCTTTCCGGTATCTCTGCTTCATACGTTAAATGATCAGCTTCAACGCCAAATGCAGCCGCTCCCGGATCACACTCTTGCCAGTTAAAAACCAACTTCATTTTGTTTCCTCCACCAATTCCCCGCAGGGGCTGCCGTCATCGAAGAATACAAAGCCGTCAAACAAATCATCAACGCCAACGGAATCACATACTGTTTCTACCGTATCATCGTCATAGGCTATAACTGCGGAGCACCTATTGTATATTGTATCTTTTATCCACCAGCCATGTTTTTTAATTGCTTCCATCGCTTTTTCAACGCTTTCAAACGGCTTGTACTTAGGTTCGGCGGGCGGTTCGATGAGATAGGCAAGGGCAAAAAGGGTATCTCCCATACAGTCAGATTTTGCCTGTTCAAAGCGATATTTACAAGATTCTCCTTTGATTGCGATTAAAACCCGCGAGGTATCCTCTATGCTCACTAAACGTCTTAACTCTCTTAAATCATCCGCAAAAACGCACTTACTCCCAATCTTCAATTCATCCGCATTAAGCGCGGTGTATACTCTCGACTTGTCAAACTCCATTGTTTATTCCTCCTCGCTTTTGTAAAAATCTTTGTTGAAATCCGTTACGGTTCGTTGCGCAGCGGCGATGTAGGGCGGTGATGCTGCACTATGCTCAAGCTGCTGAATATCAGGTAATTCCTCGTTTTCAAAAGCTGAAAACGGTAATGCTTTTGCTGCCTCTTCCAACATAGATCGGGCATCGTTCCAGTCTTTTGCCCACACTTCAACTTCATTTGTAACAACGTGCTTTTCAATAAACGCCGTATATCGCGTATAACCTTTCGCTTTCATTTCTTCGATGGTCATTGTTTCACCTCTTAAAAAATCTATATTTTATTTTTAAGCCACAAAGTAAATTATGAATATGTATAATTTCCTTCATCCCTCTCTAAATCGCGTCCGCTTCCCGCAGCTTCGGTCTGTAACTTTCCCAGTCGAAATTGAACGACTTGCCCTTTTCTGTTAGCCGGTCGATTACCGAGCTGTCGAATATATTTTTTACCCATTCGTAATTGCAGTTTCCTGCAATCCAAAGCGGGCGCTTCCGCTCATGCCGCTCGCGGCAAATAAGCGACAAGCAACGCATCTTTGCATCTTCATTCTTGCCCTTCTCAACTTCATCGATAACAAGAAACGGAATAGTGCAATAATGAGTGATAAGCTCATATTCTGTTTTCTTTGCTGCGAAACTATTAAACGTTGAACGAATTTCCATATCTAAAAATTCCCATGTCGTATATACTCCCTTATTGAGCATCACCGCTGCACTTGCAAGGTGGCTTTTGCCCGTGCCGCTTTTCCCATAGAGCAATACGAACGTATCGCGCGGATTTTTAGCAAGTTCGTAAAGATCGTGAAGATATTGCGCTGCTTTTTCATTTTGAGAAATGTAGTTTGCAAAGCTTACGTTTAAATGTTTGTCGCGGATGCCCATTGCCGTAAGCTGTTTTATTCGCTGCTCTTCAAACTTTTCCCGCTTTTCTTGTTCTTCCCGCTCCTGTATGCACAAAGGGCATTCAGGCGGCTTGGTTGAACCGTCTAGGTGCATTACCCTCACATCTCCATGCTTTTCGCATGTCAAGACAATTTCTTTCCCTCGAAAGAGTGGGGCATAGTTTTTCGCCTGCTTTATTTCACACGTGCGCATAATTTCTCCTTGAGCTTAAAACGGCATCTCTTCTTGAGTGCCGGTTACATTGCAATCGAATCGCTTGTATTTTCCTTCCGGCGGGGAGCGGGCGTATTGCTGCTGCATTTGTAAAAATACCCGCGGATATTTTTCTCGTAACTTTGAGCCGGATATGATATTTGGACACCAGAAGTTCCCTGCCGTTTTAACCCAGCGGATTACTTTTTCAATATTTTCATAGCTGCGTTTATCAATGCGGCTCAGCTTTTCTATGTCTTTCGCCCATTGCTCGATATGCTTTTGATTGGTAGTAAAATGAGGGTCTGACTGCCGGTGTAGGTCATAGAGTAGGTGCGCTAAACGCTCCGCTTGTTCCGGAATTGTTTGTGTTTTTTGAACAGCCGAAGGGCTTACATCCCCGTCCGGTTCTTCCGGCGGGGATACTATTTCATTACCATTACCATTACCATTATCATTAACATCTACATCTACATCTACATCTACATCTACA